TTCTTGCATTGGAATCTCCATCAGACAGGAGCGGTGAAAGTACAGGCAGTACATTCCACACTCCGAATCCTTGAACTGATGGCGCGTGGCATTAAAGGTCATCTTCATCGGCTTGGAGTGTTTGCCCGTTGCATCCCACTGAGTCTTCCACCGCTTCATCAGCGTCTTGATCTCTTTTTCGGGTGCGTGTGCATAGGAGTCAAAATACGTGATGCGCGGATACTCCAGATCAGGGCGTACATCGCAGAACAAGGCGATCCAGTGTTCACCCGGTCCATCGTGGGGATCGGTGTTGAAAACAATGCCAATCTGCTCGTGACCAGCGCTAGCCAACTCGGGGAGCTTCATTGCGCAGAGAGTGCTCACAATACACTCCTTGGTCTCACTCTTGAGATCAAAGTCGATTGGAATGCAACCAAGAAAGAAGTAGTGGGGAAACAGCTTGACATACTCCTTCTCCACGTGATCAATATCATCCGATGACAGCCACTCATAACGATTAAGCGCCCATTCCTTTGATGCAGCGGGTTTCTTCATCAGCGAAGACACGATACACTCTGCAGAACCCGTTGAGCATTGATCGTGGAGACGGTGCTGAATGTTTGTCCACATTTCTTCAGGCGTTCCCTTGGGAATCGGAGGTTCCTTCTTATCTTTCTTGTTAATGACCTCGCGAAGACGTTCGACTTCTTCTTCGTCGACCCAAGACATCCTTGTTCTAAAACGGATACTATTAAGTCAGAAGAAGAACAATACAGATGGATGCCCTCAAACCTGTTCTCTCTGCCTATGCTGACGTTACTCGCCGACTCAATGAGGTTAACGCGGCTGCAAATGGACTTCGTGATGAGCGTCGCACAGTCGAACTGGATCTCACAGCTCTCTATGCAACATCCCGTGAAGCACTCCCCGACAAGATTAATCTATCGAGCTCAGGAATGGTCTTTGCAGTCAAACGCCCAAACCAGTGGAAGAAGGGTTGGGCGCTCTCCAAGAAAGAACTGAAGGGATATTTGGATGAGTTGGTTCCCGGACAAGCCGAGGCGGTTATGAATGAGATTGTTAAGCGCCAAGAGGCGAAGATGGTGGAGACGGATTACGGATTTGAGCTGAAGGTGGTGAAGCGTGACTGAGAGACTCTTCAATCTCTCGCAGGGTGTTCTGAATGTCTGCAAGATGGCGTTTCGCTTGGACCAGGTTTTCACGGGGTAGAAACCCACTCTGGATACGCGTAAGATTACACACAAGCGAACCATTCGTGCTCAACAGACGGGATGCCAGAGTGAAGAAGGGCTTCACCATCAACGTGATATGACATTTTACAACACATTATTTTTAAGTGCTATCATCCACCCGCTGGACGAAGTAGTTCAGCAATTTATCCGACATATCGCGGACACTGAACTCCCACACGCCTGCCCAGTTAGGATGGATAATCTTGCGAATATCTTTGATGCCGTCGAGAATGACGTGGCGGTCGACATACTTGCGGTTCAAGTGCGTTCCGTGGTAGAGATGATACACTGCACCCGACGTACAGGTGATCTTCGGTTTAGGAAGCTTATCAAACTCTGTGTATGCCGGGACCAGCGCAGGCTTGAGGTAGGTTGACGGGAACTTGATACCCAGCCACGCAGCCGCAGACAATGTATCACCACTACCCGTGATTCCGTATTGAAAGAAGCCTACTTTGCGGAACCACTTGCGCGTGAATGCCCACGCAAACCCCGGATGGAGCTTGTGATCAAACGTCTTTTTTTTGTCCATATAGATCACGGATTCGCGCACTTGAGTGATAGTGGTGTATGTCAAATCCATCCAGACAGCGGTGGTAAAGGGTTGAACGACATCGTGATCGGACAATGCAGATGAGACCTCCGAATACCAGTCAGGATTTCCAAAGACAATGTCTGCATCCATAAACATCACCTTCGAATAGTACCACGGGATCTTTGCCTCCAGCAGAGTGCACAGCCGCTCCTTGTGGAACATATGCGACTTCGCCCAGACGTGAAAGGCATCCTTGATCTCAGGCTCGCTCTTATGGAAGACCAACTCCAAAGTATAGTAGGGGATCTTTGCAAGCTTCAACTTTTCGATTGTATAGAAATAGTTCATCAGCATACGCTTGGATTTTGCGGGATTGAAGAAGACAAATCCGATTGCCATATCAGCCCTCCAAGGTCCTCTGTAGCGCACACTCGCCACATCAATAAATCCGCCTGGATGAACTTTTGGTGGAGCATCCGGAAGAGCCGTATACATCATCGACTGTGCAGCTCCCATTGTGTAGGAAAACGGATAAAAGATTCGCCAGCAATCCACAAGGCAATGTCTGATACATATTCGCCCTACAACGCGAGGAATCAACCCTTCACGGAACGCGATATCCACCGCATTCTTCACCGCCACGGATTGCCGCACTATCGAGTTGTCAATCCCAAGGTCTTCCAAACGGCGATGGTCCACACAACATATGTCAAGCGAGCTGAATACACTACCCCTGATGGACGTCCGGCGTCTCTTGCTCCGTGTCCATCCGGTGTGATGCCTCTCCAGGATGAGAGCTATGAATGCCTGGAGTTTGAAGGAGACTCCGTGCTGGGTGTTTGCGTAGCTACCTATCTGCGCCGCAAGTATCCCGATAAGAAGCAGGGGTTCTTGACCGATGCTCGTAAGGAGCTGGTCAACAACGAGCGTATTGGTGTATTGTGTCAAAAAGTAGGATTAGATGCATACTATGTGATCTCTCGGCACAACGAAGAGTCTGTTGCCATCAATGGACGAAAGAACATCCAGAAGCTGGGAGACATCTTTGAAGCCTTTATTGGTGCTCTGTGGACAGACTGCGGAAACCGATTCAATATTGTCTATACCTTTGTGACGAACGTGATGGAAGCATACATTGATATTCAAGATGCTGTAACCACCGTCACCAACTACAAGGACATCTTTCAAAAGTACTGTCAGCGTGAGTTCGGGTGCACGCCGACCTATACGATGCTCAGTCCTGGCATTGATCCAAAGATAATCAGGGTCCTGGTAATGGATGGTCCATCGATTCACGGTCGCGGTATGGGAAGCACCCGCAAGAAGGCAGAACAGATGGCAGCAAAGGAGGCACTGGAGAAGTTTAATGCTTTGCCTTCTGCGTAATGACTCGTCCCTTCTTGCCACACGTGAACCTCTTCAGGGTTCGTCCTCTTGTCTGCAAAACAGACTTCACACAGATGGCGATAGGACCTTTTTCATTCTTGACCGTCTTGCGAACCTTCTTGATGCAGCTACAGAAGCGTTTCGTCACACCCCTCATTGTGTCAAACGCAGAAGAATATATCCTCGCAAAGAATAAACATAAATGGGTGGAGGTCTTCTTCAACTCGTCGCATACGGTGCTCAGGATGCCTACATCACTGGAAATCCCCACATCACCTTCTGGAAGGTGCTCTACAAGCGTCATACCAACTTCGCGATGGAGGCGTTTCGCGTGAACTTCACTGGCTCGCCTCACTACGGACAGCGTATGGTGGCGGTCGTCAACCGCAACGCCGACCTGATGTACAAGACGTACCTGGAGGTGACGCTTCCTGATACGTCTGCATCGGCGGTCCAGGGTGGTGTGGCGGTGACGTGGACGGGTGATGTGCAGCGCCGTCTGGGATACACCCTCCTCAAGAAGATTGAGGTTGAGATTGGCGGTCAGATCATCGACACCCACTATGGCGAGTGGCTTTTCCTCTGGGAGAACCTGACGTCGAGCTATGACAACTCGATGAAGCTGGATGCGATGGTTGGTGGAAACCTTGGTGGCTCGATCACGACGGCGCAGTCTTGCGGTGGTCGCCCGGGCATCCTCTACATCCCTCTGCAGTTCTGGTTCTGCCGTAATCCGGGTCTGGCTCTGCCGCTCATCGCCCTCCAGTACCATGAGGTTCGCCTGAACGTCACTCTGGGTGCCGCGACAGACCTGGTGACGTCGACGGGCTACAGCTCGGTCGCCGCCGCCGCTGCCGCTCTGCCCCAGCTGAAGGATATGGCACTCTACATCGACTATGTATACCTGGATGTGGATGAGCGCCGTCGCTTTGCTCAGCAGTCGCACGAGTACCTGATTGACCAGCTCCAGTATGGTCTTCAGCAGACGCTGACGAATGCCAACACCCGCATCGACCTGACGCTGAACCACCCGGTGAAGGAGCTGGTGTGGGTCTTCCAGGATGCGCGCAAGACGGACTGCGGCTCTACGCTGACGGCGAACACGGGATACACAACTCCGTTCAGCTACGATGATATCGCCGACCGTTGCCGTCTGCAGATCAACGGACAGGATCGTTTCGACGAGCGCTATGGTGACTACTTCTGGAAGGTCCAGCCCTACCAGCACCACTCGGGTGGCGCCTTCTGGCCCACTCGTCTTGCGTCGACGGCTGGTTCGTACAACAACCCGGCTGCGACTGTGGTTTCGTCGGCGACGTGCTACATCCAGGGTAACCTGCTGCTCGTGCCCTCGGCGGTTACCTTCGCGGCGGTCGTGGGCGCTGCGCCGGCGTCTTTCCTGCTTGCACCTCTTCAGGATAACTGCCTGATCACGTCGGTTGTGAACGGTGTACCTCTGGAGACGACGATCTTGTCTGCCGGACAGCCTGTTACGTCGACCGCGAGCGGTTCGTCGGTGACCTACGGTGCGGGCACGGGCGGTACGGGTGTGTACGTCCTCAGTGAGAATGTTGGCAACAGCACGACACTCACTCTCTCCACCATCTATGTGACGCAGCCGAACAACATCAGCTTCCCGAGTTCCTTCAACCCTATCAACGTGTACTCGTTTGCGCTGCAGCCCGAGGAGCACCAGCCGTCCGGGACGTGTAACTTCTCGCGCATCGACACAACCACTCTCGTGTTTGACAGCATCCGTACGGCGGGCTCCACGTACCCGACCAAGTCGACGCCGTTCAACTTCCGCATCTATGCCGTGAACTACAACATCTTCCGCGTGATGAGTGGTATGGGCGGTCTGGCGTACAGCAACTAAAGTACTTACATAATATAATGAGCGAACCTGGTGCACCGCCGCCCGAAGACCAGTGTGTATTCATTAAACGAGGCGACGAAGACAATCGGACATTTGCTGTCGGTGAGAGTGTCTGCGTGAAGAATGATGTGGGTGAACGAACGATGGGAAAAATAGTTGAAGACACTCCTCATTTCATCAGAGTAACATTGGACACTGAGTTTCCGTCTCGTCTTGCAAAGGGACAGGATAGATCTGGAATCAGACTTATGCAGCCAAGACATTTTGTAGGTAAGATGGCGAATGCAGATGTTGAGAATCCGGGTGCGCAAGACGAGGATCCTAGTGGAGGCCGTCGTCGTCGCTCATCGTCCAAACGCGTCCGGAAGGTCACTCGTCGGCACCGTCACCGGAAGGGTTCGCGCAAGCTCCGTTCTAAGCTTCTCTAAATACAGAATCGCATCCATATGCTCCTCTTGAGCATGCACAATCCACTCAAGCACTGAAAGATCCTTACGATCAAGGTTCGTTCCGTACTTTGCTTGCCCAAACTCCGACCGTTGCTTGAACTTCTCAATCACAGCCGTTACGATACTGTCCATTTTATAGAGTAAGAGTGTCAATGCTGAAAGTGGGCATTGCGTTGTTTGTTGTTGCAATTGTCTTGATGATTCTTGCAAGTCCTCAGACCTATTTTCGCAAGGAGTCTCCCACTACACGTTTGTATTCGGAAGGCACCCGTGAAGTCCTAAGGTCTGCTGCAACATTATCGGCGCCGGTTGACCCGGGGCAGGGCATTTTACGTGGTCTCGACCAAGGATATGTCCCATTTCGTGTGAGATAACGTACTGACGGTAGCCGTTGAGATCCTGACCCGACCGTTTGGTCCCGTGTCTCCACCGATGTTCATTAATGTGTATCTGGTGACCGCCCATTTCCGCGCAAGACAGTGTATGATCGCATCCTGCTGCTTTCAGACCCTTGATTGATGTCAGATGGATGTGAACATGTGCATCATTCTTGACTTGAACAAAGCGATATCCCTTTGACTCCCAACCATTCGGATCGGCAAGACATATGGCTACGTCTCTTGCAAAGTCTGCGAGTGGGAAGTTCACGTCGGGGTCGACAACGACGTCGTAGGTCACCCTCTTCATTAAAAATGGGTATGATTTTATTAACGAACACAAAGGTATGCCTCGTTGCGCCCACTGTAAGAAGAAGACCCATCTCGAGTTCACGTGCAGGTGTTCAAATGAAAAAGTGTTTTGTTCTTCGTGTAGAACGACGGAGGTGCACGGTTGTGTGATTGTGTATAAGCCCGTAGAGTTAGTCAAAGTTGTGCCTGTGA